GAAGATCCGCTTGTGCCAGAAGATCCGCTTGTGCCAGAAGATCCGCTTGTGCCAGAAGATCCGCTTGTGCCAGAAGATCCGCTTGTGCCAGAAGATCCGCTTGTGCCAGAAGATCCGCTTGTGCCAGAAGATCCGCTAGTTCCTGACGATCCACTTGTACCAGAAGAACCGTTTGCACCACCAACTCGTCTACTTAAAATACCATTGTCATCAACAACTAAAAATCCGGTAGCAGTTAATGCTTGTTGAGGTAATTTTGTAAATACAATTTCATCACTAGCATTATAATACATCGTGCCAGTTGAAATAGTATCTGTATCAATAAATTTACTTAAATAACCACTAACTCCTGAACCATCTATTACAAATTTGTTAGGGAAAATACCTGTAACTGCATTTATTATTTGCCCTGAAGTAAATCTTAATATATCGGAGAAATCGGAATAACTTCCATCTTGATAAGATGCGCGAACTTTAATGTCATAATTTTTATCAGGCTTAACTGGAAATTGTACAGATGGCTCAAATTGAGAATATACGAAATCAGCATTACCAGTTATTCTCTTTGCAAGTAAAATACCTGTTTCATAATTTATAATCGACGGATTAATACTATAATTAGTAATCAATACTTGATCATTAGTGTTTAATGAAGTTATCTTACTATCTTTATATTTTTCGACTGAAATTTGAAACCAACCTCCATTATTCAATATTTCTGTAACATATAAAATTCTATAAACACTAGAATCAGTTTTTTTAGTAATTTTAATATAATATCCGCCCAAAGAACCTACAGTAGGTATCCAATTTGCAACATTATATCCATTATAATCTGTGGCATCTATAAATATTTCAGCAAGAGAAAGTGAAGATAAATTTGTATCTGTTTTTAAATTTCCAACGCCGGGATCACCAGCACTAGCAGATCCTAAATTAGTAAATTCTAAAGTTGCTGCCGCAGGAGAAACGGCGCGATATCCTGAATATGTTCCTGTATAAATGCTACCACTATATAAACCTCCACTAGGAGAAATAGTAAAACTATTTGCTCCAGTATTGTAATCATAAATAAAATATACTTCTGAGTTAGTTACTCTACCTGATGGAATTCTAACTTCAGTAATATATTTTAAACTTTTATCTGTATCATAAAGTCCTAATGGTAACGAATGATAATTATCAATATATAATGTATGATCTGACCATTGAACACCCGCTGCTCCATAGCTTGTAAATACAGGTGTTGTTCCTGAATAATAAATCGAATCAGTAGAACTCTTAACTACTCCAGTTCCAGTTCCATAAGCAATAGAACTTATCGCTTCTACTTTTGTATTATTACAAGTGAAAACGTAATTATTATTATCAACACCATCCTCATAAACGTAAGCTTCGAAAGATAATGGATTATCTGTTCTTATAGCGTTCCATTTGACTATTGCTTGTATATCTAAATTTTTATCATAACCATTTTGAGTACAATTAATATATCCAGTAATATTATCAATAAATATAGGAACTGTAGCGGTATTATAATAAGATGTCTTTATTCCCGAACTTAAATAATAAGCGCCTGTATTGAAATAATCTTCTGGAATAGCAACTAAATTGAAAGGCAAAGATATATTTAATGTTTGATCGTAAAATGTTGGAGCAGAAATTGAAAATGTCTGCTGATAACGGCTATCTTCATAATCAAAATTTAAATTATAATAACCACTTTGATTTTTGAAAAAACTTTCTCCTGTTGGTACTACATCTTTATTTGCTACCGTATAAAGCCTAACTGTTTTTAAAGCTTCAAAGTTATCTGATAAAGGGGTAATAATTACAGGATTTGTATTCTTGATTTGAATTCCTGTAACAGTAGCTTGAGGATAATTAAGCAATACATAATAAGTGTCTTTATTTCCAGCAAGATCGTATGTATTAAAATCTAAGAAAAACTGCCTAACTCCATTTAATTCTGACGAACCTGTGTAATTCGCAATACTTGTTGCTAAATCTAAACTTTGAAAATTAATAGAAGCTTGAGTTCCATTGTTTAGCAAATTATCTATAAATTGTCTGCCAGTTGTATAAAGATCTACGGTTATTCCAGAAAAAGATTTAGAAGCGATTGACCCATCTGTAGTGATTATCAAAGTTTCTGGGTCTTTAACCGCTAATCCGAAATTAAGCGTTGATTGATTTATTTGACCCGAAACAAATTTATACTCTGGATCTAAGCCATATATTAAAGGGTTAACATAATAGTCTAAGCTAGAAAAACTGCTTAAATTATTAATTTGCAGATTTTCTATTGAAAATTTACCGAAACTAGTCGTTGATGCACCAGTAATAATTGGCATATCTTATATTACACTTCTATAATCTTGTTTTCTCTGTCATAAAGATATATTCTTAAACCAGAATTTGCTGATACAATCGAACTATTACTACCAAATTTTCCTAAAAATATACGTTTATTACTTATATTATCATTTTGTATTTTAAATTTTAAAGATTGATTTCTTAGTGTTACTTTGCATAGTAATCCGCCTTTCTTTTGCAATACTTCGTTTATGTAGCTAAAATAAGAGATTTCTGAAGCAGTTCCGCTAGTGCTTTTATTTAAAATATAAGAGAATATTTGATCGAAGTTAATTGTCAAAACATAATAATCAGCTTGCGATTTATATATTAAAGATGATTGAATTTCATTGAAACTATAATCTATAGGTTGAGAATTAATCTGATTGATTGTATATGGATTTATAGAGTAATAATTAGCAGTCTTTACTCCATCTACTAACGTATATAATCCCGATAAATCTATTTCTTTTAAAACATCCGAATCAGCATAAGCTATTGCATTATCAACAAAAGTGGTAGTGTCAGTAAAACTATTATTTGTCAAAGCTTGATACTTTGATGGATCATGTTTTATACAAAAAATAGCATATTCATTATTGTCTGTTTCGCTTATCGAAATTATTTTATATAAATTCTTAGAGCTATTACTTCTAGAATTTTCTACAATAAAAGGAGTAGAAGAAATTATTTTATTAAAATCTTTAAAGTTATAACTTTGGTCAATATAAACTCTGTTCGTATTATTTTCAATACGATCTATTTTTAATTCTATAACATCATCACGATTTAATTTCGCTATATCAGAATCACTAACTGAAGATTGAGAATTTAAAGATTCAATTGTTTTGTTCTGTAAATCTGCTATAAATTTTATGACTTGACCTGTAGAATTAAGATTAAGCTTGCGGTCAATTACGATATATTTATCGGCCATATTTACTTCTGTAACTCTTCCTTGTAAAATAGAATCATTTTTATTTTGATCCTCAATTTGAATCACATCGCTTGGTTTCAAAATTATACCTTGAAGATCTGTAGCAAAAGTAATCGTTTGATTTTCAAAACGATTTGTTGTTAATAACCATTGACCAATTCTTCTCGCTTGATCTCTTGATGTTATTCCAAAACCTAAAATTTCTTTTGTTACAATGCCATATTGTTTCATCAAAAACGAATCTTCTACAATTTCAACCTGTTGATCGTAATTTTCGTATTTATCTCTAAATAAAACTTTTGCTACAGTATAATTTCCATCCAAGCTGCCGCTTGAATATATGAAAGTGCCATTTTTAACATTAGTATTATTAAATAAATAAGAAACCGGCTTCTCAACGTCAATAGTTGCAGTAATAAAATTATTTTTATAATATGTCAAACCTCTAAATACAGAAGCTAAGTCATTCAATATCTTTAAACATTCTGTTTCATTATCTATATAAACATTACAACTAAATCTAGGCTCTAATGGATCTCTATAATATTGAGTTCTTGGCAAACAACTTCCCGTTACAGTTCCTGAAAAAATATCATCAGGAAAACACGCTTTATTAACTATTGTTGCCGCAAATCCATTAGAATCGTTTATATGATTAGCATACCAAGATAAAATATAAGATTTTGCTCCTGATTCTGTGTTATCTTTATTCTTAGCAATTCTTTCTTTGATATTTAAATTATTATTTATTGGAAAAACTTTATCTTTAGTAAAATCAGATAAAAGAGTAGCTGCGCCACCATTTTCGAAGGCTCTTCTAGGACCAAAATCATTCATCAATTGAATTCTGAAAAATGAGCCTTGACCTTCTGGCACAACTATTTCTTTTCCATTCTCATCCATACCTATTTCATCAACCGCCCAAATTATTTTTTTGTAATTTTTATCAATTGAGCCATCATCATTTTTTAAATTATAAAGATAAATTATAGAATTATTAAATCCACCGTTCGCACTTGCATAAGAGCTATTCCCTACAATTGGCGGATATTGTTTTCTGAATTCATCCAAACTTCTTACATTCGAATCAGACGAAGTTTTTTTGATCAAAATATTATTTTTGTTTTCATTGCTAATTTGAAAAATATCTTCAGCATAAGCATGCGGACTAGTTACTTTAACTAATTCATCACAATATTTTGATATTTTATATAACTCCCATTTATTTAAATCTTTATCATAAATTTTTCCATTACCAACACCATATCTTGTATTTGTACATATATCATAAAATATCCAAGCTGGATTGTCTGTCCATCTCAAAAATGAATCAAAATTACCATCCCAATCTCCAGAATACTCATGAGCTTCTGGATCATAATTTTTCGGAACTTTAATCTTTAACATTTTAAGATCAAAAGTTCTACTTGGATCTTGATTAAAATGTCGCGAACTAACCGCTGATCTAACAATAGCGCTAAAAGGATATGCAAAATTACCTCTAGTCATGACTTTTTCTACAATAGCTGCAACACTCAAATCTTTGAATATTGTACCATTAGTGGGAGATATTTTTGCCGATAAACTAAATATTTTTACATAATAGGAATTCTTATTCAAAGAATCTAAACTCAAATTAATTGGAATATCAATAACATATCCAGCTTTAGAAACTCCAGATAAAGCGACTATAGTAAAAAATCTATTTGCGCTATTATCTTCACTAATTTCTATACCTACATATATTGTATTTACTATAACATTTCCATCTTGAGTTTTAAATAACTGATCTGCGCGTAATTGTACGCTTATTTGATCACAATATTTATTTAATATCTTATGATTAAATTCTTGGCAATTAGCTTTTGCAGAATCCATTAATGCAACTAAACTTGATAGATTAGATGAGTATTTTTTACTTATTTCTAAAGCGAAAGCATTATTTGTAGATTCTGATTTTATTTCTTGCGCCTGAGCCTTACCATTGACGAAAATATTTTTAAAACAATAAATACCATTAGGATAAGGCACCGCATTTGATGAAAGATCTTTTTCAAAAGATTCTGAATCATTCAAATATATTTTTTGAGAATATCTATGGACTGTTGCAGGAACTTCATAAGAATAGTTATTAAACTCTTCTCCATATCTTATGTCAAAACCCAAAGTAACAAAATTAAACTTATCTAATTTATCATCTATTAAAGGAACGTCGTTATAATAAACACCTCTTCCTAAAATTATATTTTCAATTTGAGTATTATTTGTATCAGAAATATATTTTAAAAGATTTCCTTGCTTATCGACCAGTCCTTCTATCGGCCCTTCACATACCAAATCAGTACAAATCAATCTTTCATCAGATTCTAGTTTTCTGTCTGGATCTTTATCTGCGTATTGAAACGCTTTTAAAACGCTTGATGAAACTTCATTAACAAAAAAAGGTTTTTCAGTCATATATTAATTTAATTTTAGAGCTAAATTAGGATTATCAGATATTGACGATAATATTCCTCCCGCTGTATATGCGGAATTGGCAGGTACTGGCGAAATAGATATAGTATTAGATATTACCGCACTTCCTATTCTTAATCTGCCATATCCTATTGGAACTGGTATATTTCTATTTAAAACATTTCTTATTCCTCCAAGAACAGTAGAATTGGTTTTAACATCTTTCGGAGCTTTAGGACTTAAAACAACTGCCAAAATTATAGACAAAACTATTAATAAAATACCTATTATAATCAATTCTATTCCCGCCCCTTGAATAATAGGTACTATTTCGACTTTGTTTCCATTTTCTAAAATTTTACTTTTTAATAGATGGGCTGGTAATATTTTACCATCAATATAAACTACGAAATGAGTAACAAATCTTTTGAAATCAGAAAAATATTTATTTATTTTTTGATTATTAGCTTCTACAGCTTCGAATATTTCATAAACTGAATCGACATTCAATTGCCAATTCTTTCCTAGTTTTTTACCTAGAATTCCATGTAATGTGATGTCGATCATATTGATTTATAATAAAACTTATTATTCTTTACACTATAGACTAGCATTTGTAAATAAAAGTATTGTTGATTTTCCAGATCCCATTCTGAAAAACCTTCCAAATCTGAACTTATTGGATGACTATGAAACAATATAGGATCTCCATCAAAAATACATTCTTTTGGAGATATCAAAAAATAATTCTGCGGATCAGGATGTATATTGGAGCATTCTTTGAAAGAGTCATAGACTCCATTTTTTTTAATCAAAAATCCGCAAATTTCATTTATTGAATTTGCTGATTTATATATCAATAGATCTAAGATATCATTATTAACCGGGAAGTCTGTAGTCATAACCAATTGTGCCGGGAAATCCTCCAAAAGGAACATTGACATTAGGATCTTTAAATCTTAAAGAACAACCATTTAAATTTTTGGAGCATTTATCTTCTTTCCAAATGTTTGTGTATTGAAATGGATGCTGACCACTTGCAGATGGCCCTACACAAACAAAGAATTTAGATGGTATTTCTAAATTATTAAATATAACTTTTTCATTGAAATCATAATCCAAAGATGGATCTATTTTAACAAAATCTCCTTGAGTATAAGGAACTGTATTATCATAATCGCCCTTATATACAATGTCAGTCAATTCATAAGATTCATAATTAATAAAAGTAGAAGGTTGATTTTTCAAAAACACTTTATTATTTTCATCTGCCATTGGAACACCCAAGTTTCCATCATCATAACCAGTAAAATAATCAATGCTCTGTTTATTAATTGTTTTTATTATATTATAAGAAATCGGAGTTTTATACTTTGATGCCAAATAAGAACTTACAGCTTTAACTTGATCACCAGTTAAAATAGTGTTGTAAACAATGACTTCATATACAACAATTTCACTTTGCTCGTTAGAACATAGATTAATACCAAAATTTTTAGGTTTTCCAGTCACCCCCGTCTGTTCAATAATTTTATTTCCATCTCTATAAAAAATAGTTTTTTCAGTCGCTGATGTGGGTAAAACAGCTCCATATACTCTAGGAATATTTATGAATGGGCAAGAAGTAATAGCCTTAACAGGCGTAATCCATTTGTTTATATATAAAACATCCTCATATCCAGCATGCCAACCTAATAAAAAATTATTACCACTTGCCCCATTAGTCGTCAAACCTCTTCTAGCTACACCTCCATTTGCACATAATCCATCATTTCCCTTTTTATTTTTGAAAACTTTATTGACTAACTCTGATACATAAAAGATAGTGCAATTTTGTGGAGTAGTTTGAAAATCCAAATTTATCTGCATTGTGTCCCAAAGATTTTGGGGCCAATTTTGAGTAAATAATATTCCAGTATTATTATTTAGTCTATTGACGTTTACATATTTTTTAGGACTATTTGTTAAAGTAACAGTTGCTGAACCAGCAGCAGTCGCCCAAGCAGTTAACTTATCGAATATTAAATCTTTATTGTTAGGATACTCTTTAACTGAAACCGTTCCACTAAAAGTCTGAACGCTTGGATTTGTAGAATCGTTTGGCTTAAACCATCCTACTAAATTAGACGTTAAAGAATAATCGCTATTTACTGTTTCTAAAGCTGTATATGTATATGAACCTATTGCAACAGAAGGACCTTTATAACCATTTATTTTACCATAATTACAGCCACAACCTCTATACTGCCATTGACAAGAATCATTATATACTTTTCTAGTTGGAACTGTTAATCCATCTATATCTAAAATATTAGCTAAAACAAATTCTACTTTGTCTTTTTGTTCGTAATTCTTCTTTTGAATTATAAAAGTATCATTAGATATAAAAGACGTAAAAGTATTTTGCCCCAAAGTATTTTTATTAGATCCTCCAAAATTTATATCATCTAAATCTTTCGCTAAAATCTTTTTTCTAAAAAACCTACAACCCAATAGATCGTTGCGATCTTTTATAAAATTAGTTATAAAATTATTAACATTAGAAATTAACAAAGTTGGGCGACTTTGTTTGCCTTCTGAAGTATATTCTAAATTTGAAATTTCTGACGGTATAAATAAATAAGTCTGACCTTTGAAGACAATATCTTTATCAAAATTTTTAGATCCATGAAAGCGTAAATAACCCTCATAATCATTGATCTTGATTTCAAACAAATCTATTATCTCTGTATTTTTTAATAAAAATAGATCAGACATATTTATTATCAGTATTTATAGTTTTATTTCTAATTAAGTCGATGCGCTTGTGAAATACATGTTCAAGTATGGATGTGGTATTTTAGGAGCAAACAGCAATGATTTTTTTCCATCACTTATTTGTAAATCTGTTGTCTTTTTAAGGAATATATTTTTATAATCATAACACAAAGATTCAATAATCTTTTTAGAATTAGTTCTCATATTTGATATCGATGTTGCAGAACCATGCATATAATCAAATAAAAACATTCTAGATGTTGTTGCGGAACTAGCGTTATTTTTATTACTCAATGTTATTAAATAGTTATTAGTATTATCAATAGTAATAGCATTATTCATGTATTGTTTACCAGCAAAAGTTTTTTGACCATTTATATATGTTTCAAAATTTAAAGTTACATAATTTGATCCAACAGCATCATCAGTTATATAAGTGAACATCTCAACAAAAAATAATGAAAACATTTGCATATTTGTTACTGGATTACTTGGATGAGTATATAATTGAAAATCTTGAACAGCAGTAGGATTAGTTATATCATTTCTTAAATTTCTAATATTGAAAGCGTTAAAACTATTATATTTTACGCTATCTGGCATTCGATTAGAATAAGTCGCAAAATTATCCCAAAATAAATCGGTTGGATTATTCCATACATAATTAGTATATAAGTTTCCATTAGTTTGTAAATACTTGAAACTATTTAATGTACCGCCAACAAAATTACCAAAATAATTTTGATTTGGATTTGATCCTCTAAGATTATAACCAGATAATTGTTTACCTATATTTAAAATTTCTGAAGCTGGATTAAAGTAAGAACTACCTGTATAATTATGAACAAATTTATGAATAACATTAGTTCTATTAAACATGTCAAAAATAGTTAAATAATCATCGTTATCAGATAAATTATTCGCTCCTAAAGCAAAAACTAAAATAGTATACGAAGGATTAGTTTTAACTGGTAAATTAATTGCAGAATTTGTTATTTCTGAATTACCACTTAACTCGTAAAAATATTTATCATAAGCTTTTACAACTTTTAATTTGTTAGTTCCAGTTAAAGTCAATCCAGATCTTATTGTAGAATCACTATTCCAAGTAGATATTGTGCTACCAGTAAAATCAGTACTTGTTAAATTATTCGTTTTAAATCTAAAAATCAAATCACCATCATAAAATGCATTTTCTTTGAAATTGAAATAAACTGTCGGCAACTCTCCTTGTTTTATAGGTGTAAAAGATCCTCCAGTTGCTGTATCTCCAACTGTTACAAATTGAAGCGTACTTCCTCCTGTAGAAGATACTGTATTAGAAGTCGAAACAGCATCTAATGCAGATGTTGTAGTTAGTTTAGGAGGTAATTGAGCAGAATTATTTCCAGCCGTAGCGGTATTATTATTAGAATTTGTTAATGTAGACGTTTCAGGAATAAAAACCGCAACATCTCCAGTTATATCATTATCTGAAATATTTATTTCTTCAACTGGCTCGTCTTTGATAATTTTGTTATTTAGTCCCATTTTATTATGGTTTAGTTATTGTATTTATAAGATTATAATCTAACAAATGTGTTATTTGACTTCCTGCTATTTTTACTTTATTTTCAGTTTCATTTGTATTTTCAGTTATTAACCAACCTTTACTACCTGCCGCACCAGCATAAAAAACACTATCAACATCTTTATAAATATAATAATTAAATTTTCTTTCCACATTTGTTGAATCTATATAAGCGACATTATCTATATTAAATACTGGACCCCCAGCTTGTGGATTAGTAAAAGTACCATCTGATCTCCAACTTAATCCTGCTCCACCATATCCATATAAACTGATATTTTCAAATTCCAATTGAACTCTAAATGTATTATTTACATCAACGCTAAATGTCAATTGTTTATCGTTTGGTTCTATAAAATTTATAGCTCCTTTATCTATTGAAGAAGCTTTATATACGGCCATAGAAGATTTGTCTGGATAAAATTTCACGATCACGCCTGTGTATTTTGTAAAATCTGTAGAATTATTATTAGCTTTATATAAAAAATCAAACAGATCAAAATCAGTTTCATTATCTGAAATTTTAGTTAGATATAAACCAGTTGGATCATATTTTAAATTACTACCGGGAGAAGGAACCAAGCCGCTATAACCAGTTTCATTTAAAGTTGGATAATAATCTAAGAATCCAGTAGCATAACTATATGGACCAACACCATTTACATTCAAAGGCTGAATTCTCGAATAGTAATTCGTAGATATTGCTAAATTTCTTACATTGGCTTGAAAAACATCATTTCTTAAACAATCAAAGCTTCCATATATAGGTTCATCACTATTACTATTCAATTGTATAGGATATTCTAATGTATCTATAATACTAGAAAAAGAAGTATCAGTAGCAGTTTGTATTTTAAATCCTGTTATATAATTATCTAAATCTATTACTCCCCAATTAAATTGCAAATTGACATTATAGCCGGGAATATAATCTTTAACAGCATAAAATTTACCTACTCTTTTTGGAGTTGGTTGAGCAAATACTCTTTGACCAGTAATATCTATTGAAATCGCAGCGTCTGTACCACCAGCAGAAGATACTGTTTCTATAGTTAATCTAGTTTTTTCATAACCAGTTGCTTCTTGTCCAGCGGCAAAATTAGTGAACGGTTTATGCAACACATAAAAAATTCCTGATTGACTTGGATTAACTATTTGTACCGCTTGTTGACTTTGCGGATCATATGTATTTAAATCGTTAGAAATAAACATTGTATTAGGCAAAAAACCATCTGCGCTACTTGACGAAGATAAACCAATTAATGTAGTATCAGAAATGGTTGCTGTATATTCAACAGGAAAATTTCCGCTATTAGTCAAAGAAATACCCGTATAAATGCCAAAACCAGTTGGCACTTTATTCAAATAAAAACCTGTATAATATACGCTCATTCGACTAATGTTATGTTTGTATTAAAAACTGAAATCGCATTAAAAGGATTTTTGAACTCTATAAATTTTACACTTATGTCGTGATTATTTTCAAAATTATAAGTATGATTCCATTCTGGACAATAAACATCAATTATTTTATTATATGGTTGCGGTAATGTATATTTAAAAGTTTTGAAGCCAGCTTTATCATCTAAAAATTTCAATATAGCTCTAGCCTCTTGAGTAGTGCGTTTTTTAAATCCTACATTGAATTCTAATAAATTATAATTAATTCCATCTTTAGAATACTCTATAGTAGAATTTTTCATATCGTTAGATAGCAATCTTATATTTTCATTTACCTCGTATTCTAAGTCACCTTTGAAATAAAAATCTTTTGTAAACCAAGAATTTATACCAGTAGGACTATTATTTGGCGCTATATAAATTTTACTGCTTGGTCCAGTTGACGAGCTTGGAGGATTTAAATTTACACCTGTATAAAAATAATATCCTCTTTCTGCATAAGAATCAGAATTAAAATAAAAAACATCGTTAGTCAATAAATAGTCAACATAACTATTATATGTTTTTATATTTTTTTCATCCAGCACAACAAACATTCCTTTATAATCAAGCGAACTATCAAACAAAGATTCAGCACTAATGGTTATTTTATTTAAATTATTATATGAAGAATTATGATTTATTGTTTTAAAATAAACTTCAGCATTTAATTTATATGGAGTAAAAAGATTTATATCAACGCCTTTAAAACCTTCATATAAACTTTTTTCAGGAGCTTCTGGAGTATTTTCAAAATATGCTATTAAACATTTAGATTGCGCGTCTGTTAATCCATCATAATTTAAATCAAAAGTAGCATTTAATGTGTTGACATTATTTGCTGTATTTGTTCTGTATCCATCACCCATAGTTAAAGGTGATAGCTTGGCGCTAAAATTAACAGATGAACCGTAACTTAATTTAAATAAATCATCAATATCTCTTGTCCAATAATTTTTACCAGTATAAGTTATTGGAGAATAAGCTTCTCCAACTGGAACATTCTTTTTAGCAAAAAACAATCCTTCATAATCAGAAAAATACTTTTCAAAAAGATATTTTTCATAATAATCAATTTCAGTCTCAGATAATATTCCAGAAAAATAAAATAAATCATAATACTTTATGCCTGAATTTTTCGGATTATTTCCTAATTCAAAGTAATTAGAATTCCATTGTGAATCATAGGAAGCGGCTTGTCCAATATTGAAACCATTTTGTCTAATAGTTAATGTCGAAGCTGTGGAATTTTGTATGATAGTAAATATATTTTTATGATTATAAATAGGCGATACAGCGTAAAAAGAATCAGCATCCAATAAAACACTTGCGCTAGATTCAGTATTATTGCCATTTATTTTTAAAGATCCAAGTGAAACATCTGTACCAAATTTAATAATTTTTTGTTCCACCTTTTTTTCTGGTTCTATTACATCTACCGCAAGAAAAAAAGTTCTATTGGTATAATCGAAACCAGTACCACTTAAAAATTCAAGATCTTTTAATGTTATGTAATTTTGATCAAATTGTATATCTGGCCTAACATTAGCATCAGAAGATAACTGAATTAAATCTCCACTTCCAACTACTTTATTTTTCCATCCAGTTATATTAAAACTTCCGTCAGTATTGAAATCTTCTAAATAATCATTATTAAACCAAGCAATTAATCCACTATTTCCAAGACCTGTATAACTAGGATATACAGATATGCCAGTTACAAGCTCATAATCAACTACATCAAATTTATTATATGATAATGTGGAATCATACTCATAAATATTTTTTATATTTAAACCTGAAATAATTGAACTCATTTTATATTAAAGTTTTAAGCTCAGGAACAGTTTGTGAAATATCCGCAGAAGCTAATAGATATTGACCTTCTGAAATCTCATAGCTTTGACTTGATAATACTCCACTAATTCTAAAAGTATCTAATGTAGTAGAATATGTATCTTTTATTGTTATATTTGTATAAGCGTATTTTCCGCTTGTTTCAAGAAGTTGACCCAATGTATTAGACTTAATTGATACATCAGCTTTTTTATTCAATTTTGCAACTCTGAATGGATATTTTTCATCAACATTGAAGAATGCTGGTCTATCACAAGTCATACTATAATTAAAAGAAACAATATATCCAGCGCCTTCAATACTACTTGTAGTCATATAAGATTTATAACCATTTGCAATATAATCAGGAACTAATTTTGTAGATAAAACAGAATCTCTTTGTTCATCGAAATTTTCTAATGCAACATTTCCATACCAATCAAATTCAGCAGAAATAACAATTGGCTGAAAAGGCTCAACTGAAAATGATACAGATTTTGGATACAAACCAGTTATAGCAACACCAGCGAAAGAAGCCGTAACTGCTGATTCATCTACACCTGTAATATTTAAAAAACTTGGCAAAGCTCCTGTTAAATAAAACTCAGTTGACAAACTTCCAATCACAGCGCCTTCAGGCGCATAATTCAACAATGAACCATCATTCAATAATACAGGATTAACCGAAGCTTGTGCTGACAAACTTACTCTATTTGCATAGTAATTTTG